GATTCGCAACGAATTGATACTGTTGAGAAGTTTTATGCGGCGGATTGCCAGAAGAGAATTTCTGAAGGACTTAGAATGCTGCATGAAATTTTAGGATTTGAATGGTAGGTGATGGTATGAAAAAGTACAAGGTGCTGATTAAGGCCGGCGAATATTACAGTGTAGAGATTGAAGCGAATAACCCAAAAGAGGCGATGGAAATCGCAGGAGAGATTGAAGTTTGTGATATGAAAATGGAGTCAATTGATCCGTATTTTGTTGAGCCGTATGCGACAGAAGAGGTATAGGAGGGAAAGCAGAAGATGAAAAACTAAGAACCGGAGGAACAAATATGGAATATGAAACATGGTTAGTTGCAGAAACAGGCGAACCTATTAACAAGGTAAGTGCTTTCACGAAGAAAGAGATAGATGAAATCCTGGAAGAACACCCTGAATACACATTAAGAGTAATCCCATGTGGTTGTGTTTCGGCACTTGATTATGCAGAACAGCATTTTGGTTGGTAAAGAGGCGATGATATGAAATATTGGAATAAAATTGTTAAGTACTTTGAGAAGTGCGACATGGTGTTTTATGGATTATTTGACCATAAATTCTCCACAGATATCGAATCACAGAAGAGAGTTTATGTTACGGACGGACGCATCCTGTTTTACTTCTCTCCGGAAATCTACGATATGGAATTTGCGACAGAAATGAGCAAGGTATTTGTAAGACTCGATGAGAAAAACAATGGGTTTAAGTATCAAAGGAATGGTAAAAATCCGGAGATTAAGCCGGACGACTTATCATCAACAGTGAAAACTACGATAAACGACGTATCTAACTATGGTAATTGCTACAAGACTTCTATGATGTTTAATCCTCTGGAAAGTGGCACGCTTGCGGTGTTTAAGTCTATGAGCGATTTGATTGCGGTAAATATTTTATATCAAGAACTTGCGGAGAACATGAGCTTCTATCCGAAATGCATACTTACCGGTGATAAACGTAATAAGCCAATTCATTATAGTTGGTACGGCCAGGGAGTAATTATCCTTCCGGTATATTTTGATGTAAAGACAACCGCAGAATGTATTTTGGAGGTGTAAGTATGGATAAGGTGGAAACAATGACGATGCTGGAAAGATTTTTTGGTGAGTGCCTGCGATATTGGGAGCGCACACTTAAAGTCGATAGTGATACTTCCAATGAGGCATATAAGCACGCAATCGAAGACATTCCGCATCATTATCCGTACTCTCCAAATGGAGAGGAAATCAATCCTGAATGGAGAGAGGAGTTTAGAAAAAGTCGCCTAATGGATTGCTACGGAAAGGACTGGGAGCAATATGCCTAGGGTTAGAAAGGAGGAGAACAAATGAAATTTTCAAAAGCTAAAATGATGGAGAGAATCGAAAAGGCCGGATTACTTGATATGGTGGGCGAAACAGAACTCGCAATCATGGATAACCTGGACGGACAGGAGGCAAGTGAGAACTGTTGGGAGAGAGTTACCAAGGGCGAACCTGTTTTGTGGGTAGTTGGCAAGGATGGAAAAGGCGAATATGTCAACGAATTAGATTGCATCTAACATTCACCCGTCTCGGAGATTACGGTGGCATTGGGTAAAGGAGAAAGCTATGCGAGTAAGATATGAGATATACAAGGATGGGCACGGAACAGAGACAATTACGGAGTGCGACTTAATTCCGAAGAAAGCTCGAAAGCTGTTTGAGGATCTAAAGACAAATGCCAAGTGCGGTTGGTGCGAATTAGTGGCAGAGGATGAAGAAGAGGGTGGATATATGGAAATCATAGACTCTCACGATAACGTCCGGCTAGCCCGCATGATAAGCACTTTGATATAGGAAGGAGCAGAAATGACCAGAGAAGAAGCAATGATTCATACATTGGTGAAAGAAAATGATGAGCTAAAGATGGAGATTGGTAGGTTAAGACAGGCCCTGGAGAAAGAACCCGTTCTTGACAAGATAAGAGCCGAGATAGAAAAAGAATATCTTGCTGAAGGACATTCGTTGTGTTATTGGAGTGGAATTGATAAATGTTTGCAGATTATCGATAAGTATAAGGCAGAAATGGAGGTAGAAAAATGACAAGAGAAGAAACAAAAAGACGTTTTCAAGCATGGTGTCAAAGAGAGATAGGCAATAATTGTTCGAAAGAAGATTATGCCATGTTTAATAATATTATGGCTTTACTAGAGCAAGAGCCTTGCGAGGATGCGATAAGCAAAGAGAGTCTCCTTGCTAGATTAAGACTCAATTACAGCAAGAATCAAAATGTTAGCTTGCAAGCACTTGTTGATATTGTAAACACAGAGCAGCCTATAACACCTGCCAGGAGGGTCGGAAAGTGGATTGTTTTAAGAGATGAATATGACGATATAGTTGAAGCAGTTTGTTCATGTTGTGATGCTAATGGGAATCACAAATGGGAATGGTGCCCGCACTGCGGAGCAGAAATGAGAGGTGTTAAAGGATGACAAGAGAACAAGCAAAGGAAATAATTCGTGCATTTCGACACATTGATTATTCTAAATTAGATGATAAAGAAAAGGAACTATATGATAATGCTTTAGATACAGTCTTCGACGTTATTAAGCAGGAGCCTTGCGAAGACGCTATAAGCCGAAGTGAAGTAGATAAGTTATGCAACATGTACTTAAGAGTGCCGACAGATGAGCATGTTGCGTTCTACGAGCATTTTGTTGACTTGCCGTCCGTAACACCTGCCCGTGAGAAAGGAAAGTGGATTGAAGGATCCACTGAACAAGGCGCATTTGGAATAAGATATACAGAGAAAACCTGTAGTAAATGTGGTTGGTCACATAGTTTAATTATTCCGCAGAACTATTGTCCGAAATGCGGAACAGAAATGGAGGTTAGTAATGACTGATGCAACAAAGGCGTATAAAGAATTACAAGAGATGTTAGGAGAGAAAATAAAAAACGGAGAAGTAACTCTAGAACAGATTCAAACTGCTTATATTAGTGTAATAGCTGGTGCTCTGTGTACTATAGCAGATATTTTAGAGGGTAAAAATGATGGTAGCAATTAAAGATATGGAAATGCCTAGTGGCTGTTATTATTGCCATTTTGCAGAAAATAGAAAAACAAATGATTATGGCTCTTTTTGTGAATGTGGAATATTAGAGGACTATGAAACAATAAATCTGTTGGAGCGTAGTAAACATCCCAATTGTCCTCTAGTAGAAATCATTACTTGCAAGGATTGCAAACATTTCTACTGTATAGCAGATTGCCCCCCCTCCATTAAGGTGTGTGGGTTGCATAACGGTGCTATGCGTATAAGCGAAAAGTTCTATTGTGCAGATGCAGAGAGGAGAGAGTAAATGACAGAGTATATAGATAAGATATTTGTTGAAAGGATGTTAAAAGCAATAACAGACGATGAAGAGCTTATTATAAACGCCCTTAATAGTTTACCAACCGCAGATGTAATCCCTATTCCAATGGGAGCAACCAACGGAGATATGGTTAAGTCATTGTTTCCTAGCGAAAGAGGCGAGCAGTACATTCATATGACACCTACGCATTTAATGTATGATGGATTGGATTATTTGAAGGAGTTTCGTAAAGAGTGGTGGAATGCACCGTATGACGTAGGAGGTGATGAACATGAAAGCAACGAATATTAACTTTTACAACGATGAAAACGCAGAAGATCAGACTCAATTCGATACAACGGACATCAAGGAACTGATTATTTTGTGGTTGGATTTTTGTAAGGAAAACAATTTTGATCCTGGCAAAATCATCTCAGTTGAGGAAGTCGAAATCGAAGGCGAATATGATTTCGGTGATGAAAGCAAAATGATTTGGTACGAGAAAGTCTGCAACAGAGCCAAGGTGCTTGGTTGGAATGCGAGATTCTATGATTGGAATAATTTCCAGTTTAGTGTGTTCTCGCCAGAGGGCCAAGACGTAAGCGTTGAAATCACAGCTGGTTGTCTTTTCCAATTTCAGGATGAAATTGAGAGTTACTACAACAGCTACGATCCGTGTGAAGAGGCTTCTTTGTGGATTAAAGATGGACACGGAGTAAATGGTGCCCCATATGATTTAGGAACACTTCTGACCGATATGGAGTGGGTAAAGAGCGAACTTAAGAAGTTGATGGATGTGACGTATAGAATTAAGGGGGATTAACGTATGAAGAGAAAGTACTTCAGAGCAAAAGTGTTAAGAATCTGCCCGCATTCATGGATTAATGGTTCTTACTACAAAGAAGAAGACGTATATGCGTCTTCCGAAGAGAATGCGATCCGGCTGATTGATAAATACCACGCAGACGGATTTGGCAGTCACGTAGTGGAAGACATTTGGGAAATCCCAAAGGAAGAGTTCAGAGGCCAGCATAGAACTCAGATGCTGAAAGGAGAGGAAGATGAAACAGATTAAAATTGGAGACTTAGATAATAACACTACGCATGGCGGCATCAAGCTTGATAACGGAGATGTTATTTGCTGTTGTTGCGGCAGCTTAATTTCTGCTAAAGAGTTTGGAGAGAATGGAAGTTATGAGATTCTGGAAGAGTATAAGGATTGGGTTGATTTAACCGAATACATCATTAACTAGACTCATCAAATTTGATGAGTCAGAAAGGAAAGAGATATGGATTATACAACAGAACATTTTAGAGCAACCTATGATAATTATGACGTTCGGGATGCAGGAGCTAGTCTTACAAATGGTGTGTGGGATGTCAACATGAGCGACATTATTACTCGTCTGATTCAGCTTGCAGGCCGTTATTGTGAAAGATATGCGAGTGACTTATTTATTGAGTGGAAATACAGCTCAGCAAATCCGGAAGAAAAGGATTTTCGTTATACTGGAGGCAAAATGATTTTTGGATTTAGGGAGGACGGTGTTGATGCGGACGACGTAGTTGTTAAGAATTATAACAATAATCATTATTACTATCGAAAAATCGCCGTTGTGGAAACGACTGTTATAGAAAACGGAGAACAGACGTCTTCATCCGGCGCAGCGGGACATGGATTGTATAGCTTTCTAAAGGAGTATTGATATGAGATGGGAACTTGTTTTCCGTATGGATGAATGTCCATATGTTCGCTATCGAATCGAGTTCGAGGCGGTAGACCCCGAAGAATGGTTTGATAATTATTGTAGAGTAAATAAAATTAAAGGGAGCTGGCGGTGGCTTGCTCCTATATGTTCAGAGAGGTGATTATATGATGATTCCAAACGAAATTGAATACGATGTAGGAGAAATGCTTAAGGAAAAGGTAAATGAAATTTTCGCTGACTTCCAGGGGAAGCTTGGGATTGTGAGCGGAGATATTGATCCACTTGGGCAGATAGCATTAGATAAGAAAGAGCAGGAACTGGTAAACGAAATCATTAGTGTTCTGACACGACAACTTAATAATCAGAACGAAAGTACTATCCACTTTATTACTATCAATTGTGATGGAGCACAGCGAGATTGGCATATGACACCAAGTGAACTATGCAATGAATATAATAGCGAAACGTGTTATTTACCAATGCGAGATGATACCGTTCTTACTTGTAGATATGGTGGATCACAATTGTATTTTGAGACATTTGGCGAGTTATGTGATGTTTTTATTGGAACATCTGAGGGAGGTAAGTAAATGAGTTACGAAAGTAGATTGTATATCGTAGATAAGATGCCAACAAATTATGCGCAGAAAATTGCGATGTTTGATTTGTGTTGCGTTCCGTCTTGTGCAAGCAGATTCAAAGAATATCCGGCAACGGAATTGAATGTTTACATTGATAATGGAGACGTACCAACAACGGAAGACAAATATGGTGATTCAATAAGAGAAATTCCAATCAATGATGCAATCAGAATCATTGAGGAAGCTTACATGCTTGACAATTATCGTAGATATGCTCCATGTCTGGCGTTACTTAAGAGTTTACGAGATGCATTTTCTAGTGAGTTAGTTGTTTTGCACTACGGATATTAGGAGGTACTTTATGAAAGAATATATGGTAGTTGTAAGTGACAGAGTTTGGAATACATATTCCAAGTTGGAAGACGCGGTAGATACGTGTCGTTCTGTGTCGGAAGTATATAACGGAAAGGTTTGTAGGGTGACTCATAAGAACGGAAATTCCGTTTCTCCTGAGTACGAGTATATCAATGGACATAAGCGATCCGAATATGAGTTGGTTTGCAAGATATTGAAAGAAGTGCATGATTGCGGTTCTGCCAGTGATAGCAAGAATGATTATGACAAAGGATTTGATGTTGCGATTCTTGCAGCTGAAGAAGCCATTACAAGAGTAACTGGCGTATCTATTGAGGAGGTGTTGGGATGAGTTACGAGAAAATAAACAAAGTTAAAAGAGAACAGAGAATGGAAGTGTTTGCAATGTCTGTTACTTATCTTCTTGATAAGGGGTATGACTTCTGCAAGAGACTTACCGACAAGGATATTTCCGAAGCAGAGGGTAACGGGTTTATGACCAGAGAGTTTTGCCAGTGTATTATTCGTACCGCAAGAGATATTGCGAATGCGGAAGATTCTCCTATCGAAATCGTCCAGTTCTGTTCTTTGGATGATACGTTTGAATTAACTCGCTATAACGAGCGGTGGGCGAGATACGACCTGGTTAAGATTCTTTCGTATTTGATTGACAACGGAAATGTTAACCTGGAAGAGCTGCTTAACGATCTTGATATGGACGAGGAAGAATGGGGGATGCTGAAAGATGAGATTGTACAATGTGGTTTTTAGATATAGAGGAGAGGTTCATCTCGCACTTATTGAGGCGAGAAATGGCGGAGACATCGTTGATATGTTCAATGAATCAAAGACCGCAGAGATAATTAGTTGTAACGTTCCGACAAAGGACGATTATGAAAGAGCAGAAAGAATGTTGCGAATTCCATATAAAGGGGGAGAGATGTCTGATGATTTCAGTGGTATTGGTAGATAACGAAAAGAAAGAAGTGTCCGTTGAGAGTTATACGGAGAAGAAGTTTAAGGAGTTATTTGTTTCCGGCGAGTTTGATAACAGATTCAACTCAGCATTTAAGCACGAGAAAGAGGCCCTTGTTCAAGGCAAGGCGACCGCAAAGAGAAAGCAGTATGGGTGGTGTCCGTGATGTTTGCATTTGATTTATGGGAGCAGTTAGCAGGCGAGGCTCCAAAGGAAACAGTAGTCTGTGACGGCGCATATGACGTTCATTCGTATCCAATTGGTCAGCATAGGGTAAATCTTACCTATGGTGATTTAACGTTGATTGTAGCCATGATAGAGGACTATGTACGAGGTCTTGAAGCGACGCATAGTAACGACATGGCCTGGCAATATCACATTGATAAATTCAAGCATATTTCCGAGAAGATCCAATTGCAGATTGGATATGATTACGAGAAAAAGAAAGTAAAGTGCGCCAAGAAAAAGAAAGACGATGATATTGGCGAGGACGCAATAATCCTTGCTCTTAAGAAGTCGATGAAAGAGGCCGAAGCAAAGGAGGCGGCGAAATGAACGAAGAAATGTTTAAGTTAGGCAATGTTAGTGTGGAAGATTTTGAAAAGGTTGTTAGAATCTTTGGATTCAATAGTCCAGTTGCAACAGCTGTCTGGAATACCATGCACGATAATTCAAGCAATCAAGAGGAATTTGAAGAAGTATATCATAGATGGAGTGCCGGATGGTATACATCAGATCAAAGCGAAAAGAAGTGTAATTGTGATTAAATGCGGATTGGAGCGTTAAATAATGGATATTAGTAATTTCATTAAAGAACACAATGAGAAATACACATGCTATTGTGAAATACTCATTCTTAAGGATGGCACTCCGGTATATGCAAATCCGTCACATCAATTGAAGTTGGCTGAAGTATACGGTGTTCCAAGAGAAAGAATGTACCTTACTCACGAATGGCAAGAATTACAAAACACAATACCGGAGAATGCAGATCCGACCGAATGGCTTATTGAAAAGACACAATCTGTTGCCGTGTGGTATAATTTATTCATTTTTCCTTTAGTTTATACAAAAGAACAGATTGAAACCGCCAGGAAGTTGATTGAGGCCGGTTGTGTGAGTAAGCAATATAGATTTGACGTTGCCTATGAGTATAGCGCTTGTAAATTATTAAGCGAAAAGGCCGAGGAAGAGCAATTCTATGATTTAAGAGACAAGGTTTATGATGTCCTTGCTAGTATTGAAGAGAAACTGAAGGTGGTGAATACAGATGACGAAGAGTGATATTGCAGACAAACTGATGATTCTGCGAGAAAGTCTTAAAGGACAAGCAAAGAATCATTATCGCATGGCTGATGGTGAATACAATTATGATTTTGGATTTGCAGAAGCCTGCGAGAAATACGCGGAGCGAATTGATGAATTGTATCAAAAGGTGAAAGGTGATTTAAAATGAGCGAAATTAAAAAGGAATTAGACAAGCTGAATCGTATGTGCAAAGATGGCATAAGTTTCAACGGAAGAAAATTCCAATATGAAAAGCTAATTCGCTTATTATCAGAAGATGTCCGCCATTTACATCTGGATTGGCAGTTATACTCTGGTAAATATGCAGTTTGCACTAGCAAAGGAAATGCGATGTATCTATAAAATTAGGGGGAGCTAATCACTCCCCTCTTTTTATCCACGGAAGGATGGTGATATAATGAGAAAACGAAATGATTTTTATGTAAGCGAACTAGAATGTCCTGTTTGTCACAAACGATTTCCAATCCCACGGAAGTCCGGGGAGAGACGAGAGAAGAATCACATAAAAGATATTTGGTGTCCATACTGTAAAAAAAAGAGAAAGTTTATTGAGAATGGGGAGGGATAGATATGAGTTTGTTTGGATTGTTTTACGCTGCCTTTGCGGGTTCCGCAATGGCGATTAACAAGTATAAAGAGAATAAAGAGGACAAGTTTAAGAAAAATATGGCCGTCAACGATGGCGACCTCACTTATTTCGATCATCGAGGAGTTGAGCGACTGGTTTCAAACGATCATATGGTTTTACGAATGAAAAATTATATGAGAGAAGATGTATTAAAAGATCTTGATACCGGAAGGGTCATTAAGAATTATTCCAAAGAAGCGGAGCAAGAAGCATTAGAAAAGGCTCGAAAAAAATCAAATGATATACATTTTGAGATAGTAGGGATTGTAAAAGATTTATACCCAGAATTAATAAATCGCGTCCATCGTGGCACTTTGGTGTATAAATGTATTGACAATAATAATTATTATATGAAACTTTGGCATGGCCATTATTGGTGTTGGCTAAATATAGAAAGAGAAGCTTTAGAATGTTTTGACTTTGATGATAGTTCTAAACTAAAAGAATGGTGCGAGTCTAAAAGTGAATACTACAAAGAATACGGATTTGACGTGTTACATCATTCAGAAAGAGAACTAAATATACTTGGCACTAGCAGAGGATGGTGATTTTATGAAGCTTAAATCTTATGATATCTATCAGGATTCAGAGTGCAAGCCGGTATTGAAGGAGATTGCAGAATATGAGTACGATGATTTTTTCCTTGAAAGCAAAGAATTAATTGATGCAATAGAGGATAGCATGGATTTTTCTAGCTTTTTAGACGAACATCTGTTATGTGCTGCAATAGATGGCAACAATAATTTGAAAGGTGTTTTCGTTGTTAACATAGGAGACGAAGCGAAGGTTGAAGACAACGTAAAAAGGTTGGGTATATTCTTATTATTAATCGGAGCAGATGGTTTCATTATTTGCCACAATCATCCAAACAATAATTCCAGTAGAAGCGGAGGCGATCTTTTTTGTATACCAAAATACACTAATTTAAGCGATGTCATAGGTATACCGTTTTACGGTTCATATATTATAACCAAAGATTGTTATACGGATGTATCTAATAATGAAAAATGTTATTTTGATTGGAAGGGATAAGTATTATGAACGGAAGAGAAGAAGCAGACGCGAAGATATTTAACAAATTAGAATGCGAAACAAAATGGGACTTACCTAGCTATGTAAGAGAATGGTACTTACATTTAAGAGCTAACCACTGTACGGCTATAACGTGCCAGGATTATTTGAGGAAGGTGCGTGATTATCTTTATAGCGTTAGACCATATGAGATCGAAGAAATTCCGCGTGAAAGTATTACAGCCGAATCAGTTGAGTCTTATTTGCTTGGGAAACAGTATAAGTATGACAAAGATGGGAATGTGGTTAAGACGTCAAACAGTTATCAGTCTAGTATTTATTTTTGTATGAATAATTTTCTTGAATTCATGGCGAAAAGGAAATATATTCCGTGCAACTATATTAAGGAATACGACATCAAAAATACAAAAAACAAAGATAAGGTAGAACGCATACACTTAACAAAAGATGATTTCCATAAGATAATCGAAAAGTCGATGGAAAATTCTGATTTTGATGCCGGCAAAGCTAGAGAAGCTGCCATTCTTTTACTTTTAATGATAACTGGTATGAGAAGAGGGGCCTTGTGTTCGATAAATCTATCTGATTTCGAGATAGAAGATAATAAAATTGTCGGGAAGACTCTCTCTGTAACTGATAAAGGAGAAAAAACGCACGACTACATATTAACAAGACAAACAATTAAGGCATTAAACAATTGGCTTGAACATAGGGAATTTTACGCAGACAATATTACAACGGACGCTTTGTTTATAAACCATAGAGGTACACGCTTGTCTAATAAAATGGTAGGAGATATAGTTAAACAAGCCTGTTACAATGGCATCGGGAAAGAATTATCCCCACACAAGTTGAGAGCTGGGTTTATTACAATCATGATTGAGGAAACTGGGGACATAATGGCTACATGCGAAGCTGTTGGACACGCAAGCGTTAGAACAACTCAAAGATATTATGCAACTAATGGACGAGGCAAGAAAATGGCCGCCGATATAATGAAAGATTTGTGATTTAATTCTATTCACTCTTGACAACTCCTAATAATCGTAGTTAAATTAAACTATCACTAGGAGGTAACAATAGTGAAGAACAGGAATAAATTAACAAAGCAACTCAAGAATGCGATAAGAAACGGAGCGCTAAATATAAACAAACTCCGGACAACTATACTTAAAGTAGCAGAAGACAGCAAGTTGCCAATAGATGTTGTCAGTGACTACCTTACTGAAAGAAAAGACTTAGATTCGGCAACTGACTTTGAACTTTTTAAGTTGGCTCAAAGCTTTGAGTGTGATTTGCAAAAGTTCTTTTCTGAAATAGAAATAAAAAAGTATAGAGACGTTGCATTCGTATCTAATAAACTGAAATTTCCGTTGAGGATACCTGCGATTCAGATTTGCGATGACCAGTGGATAGGAATGATAAGTGCGAAAGAGTTGATTAAATATCGAGACGCACAAATTATTTACTATAACGAAAATACGCAAAGAACTATGGAACGGATAATCGACGGCGAAACAGTGCATTGGGCCATCTCGCTTAATAAAACGGCAGTCAACAGAATCATGCAGGCATATGATAATGGAACGTATATACCAAATACGCTGACGTTTAATATCTCAGATGAAAGCAATGCGGATTTTTCGTATGATGAAGAGTCTAAGGAACTGGTAATAAAGAGCATTGACCATTTTGATATACTTGATGGCTATCATAGGTATGTAGCACTATCGAAAAGGTATAACATTGATTCTGATTTTGATTATCCTATGGAATTAAGAATAGTAAATTTCACAGAAGATAAAGCAAAACAATTTATCTACCAGGAAGATCAGAAGACGAAGATGAAAAAAATTGATTCCGAGTCTATGAATCAGAACAATATTGCAAATCGTGTAGCGCAGAGACTTAATGAAGACGGAACATTTAACCTATATGGTCAGGTTGGATTAAACGGAAAGCTGATAAATAAAGCTGACTTTGCGGCGGCGATTGAGGCTATTTATAAAACTAGTTCTATTAAGAAAAAAGATGAGCTAGTGGAAACGGTGAAGATTGCTACTGAAATCAAAAATGGAGTTAATGATTTCACCGGGAAAATGCCGGAACTGTTATCTGAAGAATGGGGGAAGGACAGAATATATGCCGTATTAATACTAATTAAGAATGGCAAGCACGGGAAAGCGGCATTGAGTAGGCTAGTAAAGTATATGCAAGGAATCAACTTGTTTTATAAAAAAGACAGGTTGAGCAGCAAGGCTATCTCAGAACTTCAAGAGCATATTCAGTAAAAGGAGCGGAGAGATATGAATGAAGATGTAAAACGTGAATTTACAGAAGAATGTATGGAAAATAATGAGCTGGCAGAAAAGGAATTGACTACTACATTCAATAATATTAGTGGTTTTGAAAGGGTTTATAATAAAGACTGCTGCTGTTTTACTTCTTCGGAGATCATGGGATTTTATAAAAGTCTTGGAACGGCATCTTTGGTTTATTTAATGGTTCTTAATAATCAGCTAGAAAGATACACCGAATTTTGCTTAAGGAAGACTTTGGTTGCCGATGGGCAGAATCATTATTCTGATATAGATAATGAGACGCTTGGAGAGTGCTTAAATAAAGCATTGGCAGAGGCAAAAATCATATCCTGGGAACAGCTTGTCATTGATATAGGTGGGAATTTATTTAATAACGAGGCTGATAAATGTCTTGCGTTGGCTTTGTTTGAAGGAATTTGCGGTCAAGAATATTGCGAGTTGGTCAATCTGAACATTTCTCAGTTATCAAAGGATGGTATGTTAACCCTTTCAAGTGGTCGTAGATTGAAGGCGTCTAAATTGCTCGCTAAGTATATGAAAAGTTCTACGGAAGAATACACCTTTGTTACTTATGGTTCGAAAGCGCTCAATCGAAATTATAAACCTGACGATACGAACGTATTTAAAGAAGCTCTTAACGCAAATGAAAGTAAAACAGGAAATGATCTTGCTCGTAGGAGACAACAGTTGAAACGCAAACTTGATAACATGAGAGACGTTTCGAACTCTCCGGCCTATTCGAAATCTGGACTTATTCAATCCGGCAGAATAGATATGATAAAGACGTTTATGAAAACGGATGAATTGGATGCAACAGAAGCTATATTAAAGTATCGAGATGAAATTGAATACAGATACGGCAAGATACCTTCGATACCTAGATTTTTAATTCAATATGGAAAGTATTTGGAGTAGAGCAATCTACTCCAAATTTGATGTCAATATAAATAAAGGAGATTAAGCTATGAAGAAATGGAACGAATTGGTGGAATTATTGGATGGCAAGAGAGTTGATATTAATGTATCGGCGGCGGAGTATCATATGTCGTTTGAGATGGTTGTCGAACTGGTAGATGCAGTGAATCAAATTTGTTCCGGAAATGACGAGTTTGGGATAAAGGATATTGAAAACATGTTATTTGAGGAAACCGAAGACGATGTTTGGTACTGTGTGGCTAACGGTGTGGAAGTCACAATTACGATATTGTAACAAATAAAATTAAACCATTGACGCGCGTTGCGGAAAGATATATCATTAAGCTATCAAATCTTTTCGAAGGGAGGGAATTTCTTGAATGGCAACGTATGTCGATGCACAAGCTTATGTTGTGGGGAAATCTTTAAATATTCTGAATCAATCCAAGTCGAGAAAAATCTATATGGAATTGTCATAAAGGAGAGAGTTTGTCCGTATTGCAAACGCGGAAAGCCGTCTCCTATTAATTATGTCCCGCAAGAAGCAATAAAGAAGAGAAACAAGCAGCAAGTTTAAGGAGGAATTTATGCGCATAAATTTTATTGGTGAGTTAGATTTTAACAAAGAAGATGCAAAAGTGCCTGGATTTGGCGATGGCGTGACTAAGAACGGAATTGAGTATGCAAAAGCAAATCCAATCGTAATTGCAGCTAAGAACAATCGTGGTTTCTGTGAGTTTTTCGGAATGAAAAACGATCCAATTAAGACAATTGATACCGATGGTAATGCCATTGAGATTGAATACAAAGACAGAGAAGATAAGGATGTTCTTAAGAACGTTAGTTTCAATCGTAAAAATGTGGTTGTAATTGGCGATGACCGCCACGAATTCATTAGTGGTTATGATTTCGCTAAATATCTTCATGACCATGTAGAGGAGCTTAAGGGCAAGAGAGTATCTGTTACGGGTCAGACACGTAAGAACGAGTACAATGGTAATATTACAGATAGATTTGAAGTCCAGTCTATTTATGTAATTGATGAAACGGATGAGCGTAAGAATGGCCTGCAATTGACCGCTGAGATCTTCTTTACTAAGGACGGCGTTGATACTGCTGATTTTAAGAAGGAGAAGAAGATTTCAATTAATGGATATACCAGCGAGTATGCCGGCAAGGACGATAACAATAAGGCAAAGTACGAGTATTATCCAATTACCGTTACTCTTGATTGCGGCAAGGTTGACTTCGAGAATGAGAAGCATGTAAAAATTATGAACTTCCGTCTTATGCAGATGGGATTAAAGTATGAAGACGGAAAGTTAACGAACAAACTTAAATCGAAGACGGTTTACTCCAATATGTTCGTATTAAGCTATATCAATGGCAACGAAGAAGTTGAATTTACCGAGGATCAGCTTACTGAAGTGCAGAAGCAGAAAATTGAGTTAGGTCTTGCTACACTGGACGATTTCAAACCGAATGGAAAGATTTTTGGAGATTCCATTAAGATTTACAAGGTAAAGGACTTTACACTTACCGGAAATTATTCCGAAGGTCTTAAGACATCTGATGAGTCTGTGGCTGATTTCGAAGAGCGTATTCATGTTATTGCTCCAAAGGAAGTTTCTGCCGAGGAAGTAATGGAGAAGAAGGAAGATATTGGCATGAATGAGCCGGTTGATGACGAAGACGACGATGATGGATTAGAGGATCTCTTTGGATAGAATTGGAGGCGCTAAATGGGAGAGCTTCAGATTTTTAGGAATGAGAAATTTGGAACCGTGAGAGTGGTAGATGTTGATGATGAGCCATTTTTCGTCGGGAAAGACATTGCTCTTGCACTTGGATATAAGAATACAAGGGTTGCAATTCAAGACAATGTAGATGACGAAGACAAGGTAGTAACAAAGGTTACCACCCCTGGCGGAGCCCAAAACACAGTTGTTATTAATGAGAGCGGAGTGTACTCTTTGGTGTTTGGAAGTAAGTTGGAAGAGGCAAAAGAGTTCAAACATTGGGTTACTTCCGAAGTATTGCCTTCGATTCGCAAGAATGGTGGTTATATCAGAAATCAAGAAAATTTAACACCGGAGCAAATTGTCGCGAATGCGTTAATTGTTGCGAATAATATTATTGCCGAGCGAGATAAGCAATTAGCAGAAGCTAAACCAAAAGTAGAGTTCTTTGATGCGGTCGCCGGTAGTAAAGACGCTATACCAATTGGAGACGTTGCGAAAGTTCTTGATATGGGATTGGGTAGAAATAAGCTGTTTGAATTCCTAAGAAATGACGGAATTTTAATGGGAAACAACATCCCATATCAGCAGTATATTGATTCTGGTTATTTTAGAACGATTGAGCAGAAATATACTGTTCCAAACGGAGATGTTAAAATTAGCATTAAAACATTGGTTTACCAAAAAGGCGTTGACTTCATCAGAAGAAGACTAAACAAAGTTAAAGGAGCGTAAAAATGGCATACGGAAAAAAGAACAAGATAAAAATGAACTGGAGCGATTACAACGTAGGACTGCTAGGAGAATCTGGAGCCGGCAAAACCACAATCATCAATGAGATCTGCCTTAAGACACTTGGAGAAGACGGATATTTGTTTGCTGAATGTGGCCATGAAGATGGTGCTGATGCAATTGCCGGAATCCCATACATTAACTGTCCAAGTTGGAGCGAGGAATATGACGAGTTAAACAATAGTGTTGGATTTATCGACCTGGTTGACGACATCATCGAGAACAAAGATGAAGAATATCCGGAATTAAAGATTCTCGTAATCGATACCTATGACGAACTTCGCAACATCGTTAAGCCGGAAGTTATTCGTATGTATAACAAAGAGACCGACAAAAAGATTACATCAATCAAAAGTGCGTATGGCGGATATAATGCCGGAGAAGATAAGGTTGATGAGATTATTCTCGATAAACTTTGGGAGTTAAAGAAGGTCGGTGTTAACTTTATTATCATCGGACACACTAAGTTAAAAGAGATTGTGAATCCGGAAAACGGCGAAACATTTATGAAGTTAACAAGCGATATGTCTCCGAGTACATTTGGAAAGATTAAGAACAAACTTCATTTTCTTGGTGTTCTTTACATTGATCGCAGTTTTAAGACTGTTAGGGTGAAAGATAAGGCGAAGAAATTCGCTACGGATGAGAAGCGCCGTATTTCTTTTAGAGATGACGATTATTCAGTTGATTCAAAGTCAAGATTTGCTGACATTATCGATGAGATTCCATTCGATCCTGATGCATTTATTAAGGCCATGAATGATGCCATCGAAGCTGAGGCAAAGAAGGGTAAGACAAGTATCGAAGACTTGAAGAAAGAACAGGAAGAAACCGCAGAGAAAAAGGCTAAGGCTGCAACTGAATATTCAAAGAATCAAAAGGTTAATAAGGTAGACGTTGAGGCAAATGAGGACATCGTTGTTGAGATTAAGTCATTGTTTGATGACGCTACCGCAGAGCAGAAGAAGTCCGTTAAGGAAATCATGGCTGAGAACGGCCTGAAGAACTTTAAGGATGTGTCTGACGTACCTACAAGAGTCTTACAGAGCATTTTGGACGCTCTGAAGGCATAAATGTTATTCTTCCATTTACTTTTTGGGCGGTGGTTTCTACTGCCGCCCACTACACTAGAAAACGGAGGAAATAGCGAATGCCACGACAAGTAAAATGCCAGGATACGGGGTGGCTCACAACGAGCGACAAGGCATATAAGGCCCCGAACAAGAAATATTATAGCAGCCAAGCGGCATACGAGAAGATTCATGAACGTAACGAGTGGCGCAGGAAATGTATTGACGAATTAAGCACCATAGTTTTTGGAGATGCGAAGCTTGTAATTCCATCAATGGCTATGAAGCTGCTTAATAATTTTGATGATTATCACGCATTACATATGACTATCGTTGAGCAACGAGACCAGATCAAGACAATAGTTGCCACGAAGTCATTTTCAAGCGATTATGGTCGCTTTAAATATATCTTTGCAATATTAGAAAATCATTATAACGATAATTTGATTGCTAGCACCGCAAAGAAAAACGAAAATACGGCAGATATTACAATGGATGAGGTTAGTATCGCTGGAAAGAGGGGAGGAAGTTCGCATAGCGTCGCGAGCCTTGTTGGAGACTTATGAATCTAGAGAAAACAATAGAAAAAATCAACAAAGGTAGAGAAAAGGACGAAGCTGCATTCGTCTTTTGTTTATGGAAAGAACCCGAATTATATGCGGATTACTTGAATTTGAATGCCGGCCAGACTAAGACATTGTACGACGAAGATGCTATTTTTTATTATGGCATCGGTAGAGGAATGTATAATGCCGGTTATCAAACATTTGACGCGATCAGTTGCGAAACGTTTCTCTCAGACAAACCAAGTTCTAAGAAGAAGTTTGACGAATACGGTGGGTTCTCCGAAGTAATGAAACTCAAATCATTGGTTGACACCAACAATATGGATACGTACTTCGATCGAATCTGTAGACGAAACGCATTGCTTACAATCGCCAACAAAACAGAAGAAATGTTTTCGAATGTAGAGCGATTTGACGGAGCAACTGCTGAGGATGTTTATAATGCGTTTGATTTGGTAAATAGCACTGCCGCAATCGATAGCAGCCAACGAGAGGTAATTGAGGAACTTGACGTAGATGAAGAATATATCGAGTCATGCATCCGAGGAGATGAAATGGGATTGTCTTATGCAAAGGCCGCCCCGTTGCTTAATTACTTAACTCTCGGTGCGGCTCCTGGACTTTATATGATCGCCGGACAAAGTGGTTCTGGAAAGAGTAGTTTCGCTTTTGAAACATTCATAATGGGGTTGTTTCAAAACGGAAATAAGACAGCAATTGTATCGAATGAGATGGGAATTAGAACATATAAAAATCTACTTCTGATCCATATCCTTACCAATGATTTGAATTATTATGGGCTAACTCGAAAGAAAATCAAGATGGGTAAATATACCGAAGAAGAACGAGCTATGCTCGATAAGGCGGTGGCTATTTCAAAAGAAAAATACAAAGGGAAAATCTTTTTCCTTAAGATGTACAACAATAATATTGGCAAGATTCTTAAGCAAATTAAGCGCCTTAAGAATAAGTGCGGAGTAGAGGCCGTGTTTTATGACACGTTTAAATCCGACGATGAATCTACTACCGATAGTATGTGGCAGACGTTGTTACTGGATTCAAGAAGGTTATTCCAGACTTGCGATAAGCTTGGTATTCCGTGTTTTACATCTTATCAGCTTGCACCGCATACCATCAATCAGAGGTATTTAGATGTTGGTTGCCTATCAAATGCAAAGCAGATTAAGGAAACGTATGAAACAATGGTCTTTTTTAGACGATTGTGGGATGACGAATATCCGGAAAAGAAGTATGATGTCCATCCTTATCGAATCAATAAAGAGAACAATAAGGTACACGATGTAATCGAGCTTGATCCGAATAAGATGTACTACGTTTTATTTCTGGACAAGACACGTTCCGATCAAGACAAGCAGTGTCTTTTGTATGAATGGCAGGCTCATTATAACAAGTGGAAAGAACTTGGATTTTGCAAGGTATCGAACTTGCATCAGAATTTCTAGGAAGGGGGATTTATGAAGAAGACAGTATATTTAGACAGCGCGGCAACAACAAATGTCGCTCCGGAAGTATTAAAAGAAATGCTCCCATGGTTTTCTGATGATTACGGAAATCCATCTTCTATGCATGAGCCTGGATTTGTGGCCAGAAAAGTAATCGAAGAGAGCAGAGAAATATTTGCAGCATTTCTTGGTTGCCACGAGGACGAAGTGTTTTTTACATCTGGCGGTTCAGAATCGAATAACATGGTTATCAATCGATTAAACTTAAAGAAGAAAGACACTTTGATTACATCTGCGATTGAACATCATTCGGTGCTGAATGCGGCTAAAAACCTTAAATCCAATGTTATTTATGTGCCGGTAGACAATACTGGTCTAATAGATAAAAAGTTCCTAGAAATGGCTTGTACGAGGTCTCAGAAGGGTCTTGTCTCCATCATGATGGTTAACAATGAACTCGGAACAATCGAACCTGTCGATGGCTATTTGTCGGATATTGTTCACGATAATGGATTTTTGCTTCATACCGACGCAACACAGGCTCTTGGAAAGATGGATATTAACGTTGGCAAGTTAGGCATTGATTTTCTATCTGCGAGCGCCCACAAGATTCATGGTCCGAAAGGTGTTGGACTACTGTATGCGAAGCGCGAAAGTCAGAAATTCCTGCACCCTTTAATTAAAGGCGGACAGCAAGAAAGTGGATTAAGAGCGGGAACGGAAAATGTGGCCGGAATTGTTGGCTTTACGAAGGCTCTCGATTTTGCACTTGAGCGAAGAGACAACGTTGAATATGTCACAAGGTATCTCGTTGAGAACCTGGTGTGTGGAAAGCTGAATTGTATGGTGAACGGTTTGTTTATTAACAATATTGGCTCTATTGCAAATATGAGATTTGATGGCGTTAGAGGCGATCAGCTTGTAGAAGTTCTTAATGAACATGGTATTTACTGTTCTTCCGGCTCTGCTTGCAGCTCTAAGTCGAAAGAGCCGAGTCATGTATTAAGGGCGATTGGACTAACGCCGGAGCAGGCGAATAGTTCTGTCCGGTTCAGTCTGGATTCGTCTATTACGATTGAAGATATTGATTATGTATTGAAGGTGCTAAATGCCGTTGTGCCTATGTTGAAAGGGGAATAAAGATGAATAGAGTAGTACTAATAAGACTCGACAACGGAACAACTATATATCAAGGTACTGAACCACTTGGTTATATGCCATTTGACCATTCTCAAATTTTTGAGTCCGAGAAAGATTGTATGAAATATGAGATGAAAAAAACTAGGCTTAAGGAAATTGAAGACCAGTGTGTTAAATACAATGAAATGCTTGCAAAGTTCCATGAAGATTATCCGGGATGTGAACTCGACATTTTAGATATGCTTAGGAGGGCAAAGCGACGTGGATGTAGCGAGACTACAAGAAAAACTGATTAGAGAACCAGAGAATATACTTGTAGTCCTAGAACATCTTGGATATGAACCGAAAGATCATGGCGGCTATTTTTCTATGAAGAACAAGGATGGAGATAACGAATCCGCTATTGTTCTTTGGAAGAACACTCTTAAGTATCAAAATTATACAAGAGATAAACATGGGAATATATTTACCCTTGTGATGGATACCTGCAGAGTGTCGTTTCCGCAATCGTTAAATAAGATTGTAAACTGGTGCGGAATTAAAGTTGACAATATAAAGGTTCATTATCCATTTGGCGGTTTTTATAGAACGCTAGATAGTGATGTAAACCAAGTTAACTTTAAGGTTTACAATCAAAATGAACTGCCGCCGCCGGACAGCCTTTCGGAAAAGTTCTTTGCAGATGGAATTGATTTTATTACACAGGAAGAATTTGGAGTTAGGTTCGACCATGCGAGTAATTCAATCTTAATTCCGATATATGGCTATCATGGTGAATTGATCGGCTGTAAGGCAAGAAATAATGCGGAAACAGATATGGCTCATAGATGGTGGGCATTTCTTCCGTATCCCAAGACGCAAGTGCTATACGGATGGTCAAAGAACTACAAGTCCATTGTAGAAAAGAGAGTTTGTGTAATCACAGAGAGCGAAAAGGGTGTTCAACAGCTCTATTCCATGAATTGTAAGCTTGGGTTAGGAGTTGGAGGACACGACATATCAAAGGTGCAAGCACAATATATCAAGTTGCTTGATTGTGACACTATAATCATCGCCTTTGACGAAGATGTTGAAGAGGAAGAGCTGGAAGAAGAGGCTGCTAAAGTAAAAACCGAGACAAATAAGGTTTTTTACATCAAAGATAGGGAACATAAATACCTTTCTTTTGGCGGGAAACAGGCTCCGACCGATTTAGGAGTAGAAGTTTTCAATAATCTTATGAAGTATTGCAAAGTAAAATACAAAGGAAAGGGGAGCGTTGTATGATGTTTATTTGTGATCCAGATAAAAACACTCGTTGCAAAAAGACTTCTTGTGTAAAGTATGGCGGTTACTGCTGCCATACAAAGCACTTAAGGTATTTTGATTACAAGCGAGTGTTTTTATTTTTGTATGCAAAGTGGGTTCGCAAATATTGTCCGCACTGGTGTTTTCGATGCCGGTTCAAAGAGAAAAGAAGTAAAGACTGCATTTATACGTTGACGGAGGTGCTAAGTGAAAGACATTGATGCGATCGCGTTATTGAGCGCAGAAAAGGAAAAGGCGAAAGAGGCCAAGTACGATGATTTGGTTGAGGCATATTCTTATGCTATCCGGCTCATTCAGCGCCAAAGAATTATTGATAAAATTTGTAGCCAGAAAAAAGTAGGAGGAAATAAAGATGAATGAATTAGTAAAGAAGATTGAGAACGAATTTAAGGTGTTGGAAAACGATATTCGCACGAATTGTGGCGAGCTGTCTCCCGAGACAGTTGACGGCCTGGTTCTTATGTTCAAGAAATATACAACGAATATAATTAAAATCGTAAATGGAGGAGAACGATTAGCAGATGAAGACTTATAAGAAGCAAATGAGAGCGGTCGCGATAGAGGTTGGCGATCTACATTTTAAACTAGGTAAAAAGGAATATCTTTGGTACGACGAGGATGATTTTCCGGAGAACATGGAAGAAATTGTTAAAAACGACAATCCTTTTGGCGGTTGGTATGAATACAAAGTCGAAAAGAGATATGTTTCTTCAATCTGCAATTATTTCGTAAGAGAGGATGATGTATTTAGTGAGTGTCGCGATGATTCAATAGCTAGTGCATTTTCTTTCTTTAACGAGTGTTGCGAATGGAATTATTGTCCTTACTGTGGGAGAAAGATTGAACTTGAACAAGAGGTAGTATAAATGAATTTTAAAACATTAAAGCAAGAATTATACAAAAAGCTTGGAAGAATGTCGCAAAATGATTTCGAAGATTTTATGAGTGAGTTGCGACGAACGTATTATAAACTTCATAAGTTTAATTTCCGTAGAAAGGTAGAATAACGATGGAAAATAATGAACTAATGATGTTAATGGATTGCAGATATGTTGAGGAGTTTGAGGATGGCTAATTATCATGTTGGTTGTGGAATTACAGAAATATATGCAGGAACGTTAAATAAAAGCGGCAATATGTGGACTAATAAATCAATAGTCACGGACGAGGCGTATAGAGCAGTAGCCCAATATTGCATAGAACACAATGAAGGAATGGAATTTAATTATAAAGGCAAGCGATACAGATTATGTGTAGAAGAAATCAAGGCAGAAGAGGAGGGATAACATGGCACGACTTATGTTCAACTGGAAGCGGTACGCAAGTGTAACTAATACTTCAGACGACGCTAACTTCGTCACAGTAAATCATTATGATGAAAATCGCTTGATTGTGAAGGATAGCAAGAGAAGCAACGCAGTAATGCTCGTTCCTAGAAGCAGCTCCATGAACTACAACGTTCCCGAGCCAAGCGACTTCGTGTGGTTTTCTGACGATTTCAACCGACCTTATCGAGCACTCATACACATGAAGCACCCATTTGACAAAGGAGATGTAGGAGTAGTCGGCATTTCAAGCGGTTCTGGAGTCTATTCACCTAATGACGCAGTCGGTAACGTAGTAGTGGCTTCATGCATCTATGCAGGGAAGGACTGGAAAGACATTCGAGATAGAATCTTGCAAGCTAGGTGCGAATACATAGCATGGAAACAACGTGAATTGATTATCAAATTACGACAATTCACTGAGGAGCAAGGAGGAGATGAATGATAGAAACGATAGATTACACGTGGTTGGAATTGATTGATATGCTGCCTAAGTTACCCGACGGTTCAGTAGTCACTATTCATGAAGATGGCGTCAATGAGTCTACATGGCTAGTGTAGAACGGAGCGTTGGAACGACTCGCAGTAATTGAATGGTGACGCTGAAGAAGTGTGGGAAAGGAGATAACGATGGTAGAAGTAACTAAAGAATGGCTTGAAAAAGAGAAAGAAAATTTTAAGAACCACGTGGCTACATTCACCGATTATGGGAATATCAAGATTCTTGATTTTAAGAATCCTGCAAGCAACCATTACAGAATCAGATTCATATTTGAAGAAGACTACTGCCGGTTGCACATTTCCGGCGATTTAGGGCATCTTGTGGCTTCCAACTATAACAACATGGTCTATGAGGAGTTCTATGAACACTATGTGCCGGATGTTGGGTACTTCAAGAGTAAGGTGGATTGTCACGACAGACCCTTTGTTTATTATGATGACGAACAGGCAAAGAAGGATTTGGAAGAGCAACTTTCCGAGATGGGGCTTGAACTTGAATATGGTTGGCAAGAAATCCTGGAAGATTTGAACGAAGATACAGGGCTTGGTTCAAAGGCGTATGACCTTTTGAGAGATTATGATCCTGATTGCCACGAATACATTTCCGACATTGGCAAGCAATCGACAGGCATCCTTCATGTGTATTTGATGGCTTTCAAGTTGGCTTATGAGCAGCTGGAGAAGAAGGAGGAAAAATAATGATCGTGCCACTATCAATAACTATTATTAGCGTTGCATTTATTACAGGCGCAACGCTAGTTGCTAAGGATTATTTACGCAATATCAATCAAAGAGATGAGCGTGAAGTTGAAATGAGGTCTTCAGAGCTTGAGGCCAAAAGACGATTGGGAGAGGCGGCTCTTAGAAATGATGTTATAAGAAGTAGAATTGCAGATATAACTGTTAGAGAGAACAATCCATACAAACGATATGGGAATGACGCTGAGCCAGAACTTCATGATGCTTGGGCAGATGGCTTTAGAGCAGCAACAGAGTCAGTGAAGGATGAAGCAAAGAAAATTTGTCAATATACAACGCTGGAGGGGTAATAATGAAGACAGCAATGAGTAAAGCAATTAACGCCATCGCCAGAGTTCTTCTCAGTCCAGAAGATAAGCGGTGGATGCGTAAAAAGGAGCCAAAGCGCATGATGTGCCTCTATCGCGACAATCAACGATCTATTGAATGCCCTACATGTGGGCATCAGATACGACATATATCATCTACCATGTACTGTTCGTTATGTGGCCAGAGTCTACTGATGCCGAGTATTGAAGAAGTGTTTGAGACGTCCAAATAGAGTAGGAGGAATAACATGAAGTATATAGTATCAATAACTTACCCCGGGCATAGGGAATTCATTGCAGAGGGTAGAAATTATACTGTTAATGGCGCTTCATTTGTGCCTGTGACAGAGCTTGCGGACGAGGCGAAACGATACAAGACACGTAGACTTGCCGAAAGGGCACGCAACCGCAATGGTGAGAATATGTGGGGTACGATAGAGATTAAGGAGGTGGATGAATGACCAAAGTAATTACATTGTCTGAATTAGCCGCAAATATTAGATGTCGTAGAAGCGAGAAGATGTATTTAATAGCTTTTATCAATCAGTGCAAAGATAGCGATGCAGTCATTATTCCGCCAAATGCGACCAATGGAGATATGCTTAAAGCATTATTTCCACAATGGAATTTACGCGAAGAAATTGGATTTGAATATAAACTATTCGGAGAAGAGCATAAATTCGAAGGATTAGTGGATGATGATTGGTGGAACGCACCGTATAGCGAGCAAAATCCGGAAAGAAGTATCGCTCAAATTTTATCGGAAAGTGAGGATTGATATGACAGAAGAATTACTAGCAAATGCTTATATAAAAGGAGCATCAGATTTATTACAAGGAAAGATAGAAGGTATGCCGAAAATTATTGTTATTCCAGATGGAGCAACAATCGGAGATATGCTAACAGCCATGTTTCCAAATTTAAGAGAGATTGAGATGGTGCTTGAGAATGAAGAAGGAGAAGAGTTTCAGGTCAATTATGACTTAACTCAAGATGTTTCATTTGGATGGGACGCACCATATAAGGCAGAAAGTGAGGGCTGATATGAAGCAACTAAACTGTTGTAATGGGTGCGAGTGGATTAAAGAGGACGGAACGTTTAGAAATAAGCTTCATTGTATGTTTTGCGAACCTCACGCAATAGAATACACCAAGATTTTGTATAACGAACAGAAAACGGAAAAGGGATGTTCTACCTGCAAACATTGTGTTCGTGTAAGAAACCTGCCAGGATTCGTGACGGGCGAAGAGTGTGAATGCACCGCCGGGTTGGAATGTGATACTGTTTTGTTTAATGTTAAAAACTGTCCTAAATGGATTGGTAAGCATGAGGAGGAAAACAATGAAGACTTATAAGAAGCAAATGAGAGCGGTCGCACTAGAGGTTGGAGATCTTCATTTCAAACTAGGCAGAGAAGAATATCCTTGGTATGACGAGGATGGCTTTCCGGCAGATATGGAAAAAATTGTTGAAAAAGACAAACCTTTTGGTGGTTGGTATGAATACAAAGTCGAAGAGAGATACGTTCCTTTGGTCGGTTGCTGTTCTGTAAGTTTAGTCCAAGTGCTTCAGGATAAAAATGACAATGAAGAGATTAAAGCCGAAAAGGATAGTAAGATCTCATATGAGGAGTATGAGACGTTAGACGGGTTTTTATTTTTGAATTGGAGGGAATTAACCAAGGAAGATGTGAAAGCAATTATAAAGGTTGTTAGCGATGCAGTTGAGATGGAAGAGGAGGAGTCACGATGACATTGTGCGAATATATTGAAAAACGAGAACAGGAGCTTGACGAACAGTTAGAAAAAGTTATGGAACGAGATAGCATTAACATTGCGGCAGTAGGCATTGTTAATTCGGCAATAAGCGAATTGGAGAGAATCAAAATGGCCGCTGAAGATGGGCTAATTGGATAGGAGGGAACCATGACTAAGGATGAGGCCATTAAAATGGCAAAAGCCAAGCTTGAATGCTTGGAAAGAAGTACGAGCGGCTTATGGGAGAACTGTAATAACGATTGTGAAAATTGCGACCTGAATTACGATCAAGGAAATATGGGAGAGCAAAAGGAATGGTTGAAATTTGCAATCAAAGTCATGGAGCA